TAAACGTGTGAAATAAGCAAGGTTAGCATTAAAAATTGCAACTTCATTTAATTTGTCTTTGAATAACACTAACGCTTTTTTATATTCATCGTTTTGTTTTTTCAATGTTTCAAATTCTTCGTTGATACCTGAACCTGCTTTGTAAGTTTTCTTACTTGGTAAACCAGCTCTATCCATACCATTTTTGTTACCGTGTGGATTTGATTTAGTTCTAGCAGCTTCATCAGCTTGTACTTTTTTAGGGTTAGCTAAACCTTTAAGTGCAGTTTCTTTAGCTTCCACTTTCTTAGGGTTAGCTAAACCTTTAAGTGCAGTTTCTTTAGCTTCCACTTTCTTAGGATTAGATAATCCTTTTAAAGCAGTTTCTTTAGCTTCTACTTTCTTAGGGCTAGATAAACCTTTTAAAGCACCTTCAGTAGCTTCTTCTTGTTCACCTTCTTCTTCGTCATCACTTTCGTTTAACTCTATTTCATATAAAGTTGCTGACTCGTCTTCTTCTTCGCTTTCAGGAGAAACTTCGTGAACAAAGCTTTCTTCTTCATCTTCTGCAGAATCGATGTCATCTAATTTAATGATGTACTCATCGTCACCGTCATTAAAAGAAACTGTGTTACCGTCTTTTTTAACTACAATACCATCTTCTGGTCTCATAGCTTTAAAAACTTTCATAACTTCTTCATCAGATGCGTCAGTCATGTCAGTAACGTCTTCATCATCGCCATCAGCGTCTAATGAATCGATTCCTTTTTCAGGTTCATTATCGAGGTCTTCTTCGTCGTCACCACCGAAATCATCGGTAGCCATGTCATTTGATTCCTCTTCGTCAGAACTATCTTCATCATCTTCAGTAGATTCTTCATCATCTTCAGCAGACATTTCATCGTCCTCAGCTTTCGCCTCGTCCTCTTCAGCTTTCGCTTCGTCTTCCATTGATGCTTCCTCTTCTTGAGATTTCCAAGATTCGTCCTCTTGTTCTTCAGATTCTTTAAGCAATTCATTTAGTTCTTTCTTCATTACTGATGAAAGTATACCTTTTGCATTTTGCTTCACTGCTTCTTCAAGTGTATTAACTTGAAGTAACGCTTGTTCTAAGATTGATTTTTCAGCCATTTAAAAAAATTGGTTTTATTAAAATATAAATATTATGAAAATGTAAAAAAACTTGATTATCAGTGCAATAAACCTAATAAAATTGCTTATTTAGATAAAAACCTATCTAAACCGCCCATTAATTTCTTCATTCTATCATCAACAAGTGCTGGTTTTTCTTGTACAGCTTCTTGATATTGGTCTCTATCAGCTAAATCAGCAAACACATATGCACCAGGAGTTGACGGCGATGATACTAAATCAAAACACACCAATTCATAATCATCCTGTACAATGTTTTCACCTTTTATTTGTTTTAATGAACCAACACCACGAGATGATATACCTAATGTGGCACCATTCATCAATAACATTGCTGCTTGATCACCTTTAGTTGATACAATACCCATTTTTCTCCAACCTGGTGAAGTGAATAATTTAATTTTACCCATTAACATTTTACCGTCCCACCATGTTTCAAGAATTGAATGGGACACTCTGTCTAGGTCAATAAGAGATGATGAAGGATGGTTAAGCTCGTTTAATGCAGCACCTTTTCTAATTGCTGATTGATATTTATCGTTTTCTCTTTTAAGAATTGGTTCCGGATAAATTCTACCATTTTTATTTGGTGTATCGTATTTTTGTAAAACAGCAAAAAGGACTAGGTCTTGTGAAAAGTCCATGTCCTTTGCTTCTTTAAGTATTTTTTGATTTTCTTCTGGAGATACGTGCCCAGCATCGTATTCAATTAAAATTCCACGTCCAGTTTCCTTTGGTCCTAATATCTTCATCTATAGATTTTAATACTATAAATACATTGATATCACCATTATTTTTTAGATTTATGAAAATTGAATAGTTTTTTATCAGTTAAATTCAAATCAATAACGTTTTCTGATAAATGTTTTACGAAATTTCGCACTTCTTTTGATTTAACATCGAATTGATTATCGACGTATAAGGTGATTTCTAGATTCATAAAGGAGCGTTTTTCTAGTTTCAAACCCTTAACCCTAATATCCAAATCAACGATGCATTGATCTTTAAAATATGGATTTTTCAATCCGTATATCATTTGTTTTATCTGACGTCTTGTTTTTGATATTACGCTATCAAAATCTTCGTCTTCATTTTCTGGTTGTAACCAAGAATTGAATTTTAAATAAATTGTTTTTAGATTTTTAAAATCTACTGTTCCGTAACCAATTTTTACATTATTATAAATTCCTAAATTGATGAATTTACCTGTTTTCATTTATTTCATAATCATATTATTTTATGTGGTGTTTTAATAATAATACAAAATTTATTTCATTATTCCAAAAAACTTTTATATATTTTTAAAATAATTATTAGTATGATAATCATTGATGTAACAAAAGAAAAGAACATTGAAATCGCATTAAGAGCTTATAAGAATAAAGTTCAAAAATGTCGTCAAATTCAAGCCCTGCGAGATAGACAAGTATTTGTAAAACCTTCAGTTAAAAAGAGGACACAAAGATTAAAAGCAGTATATGTTCAACAAATAAAAAATGGTCTTAATTAAAGACCATTTTTCAATTCTGTAAGTTTATAAAAATTATATTTGGACGGTTCCATATTCTGTACTTCGTCTTTTACTTGATTTAATTTAGAATTTAAATCACCATCAGTTGATTCTGATAATAATGTATTCACTTGACTTAAAATAGATTCCTTTAATTCACTTGTTTGTGATGTTAATTCATCTTCAGTTAAAGCTAATATATTTTTTAATTGTTCTTTTTGATCTTCAGTTAAATTTTTACCATATAATACGTTAAAATTATTTGCTAATACAGCATGTAATAAATTTTCATTTGCGGTATAAGTTATGTTTTCAATTTGAACCGAAGCTTTTTTAGTTGTTAAATGCTCAACTAATTTTTTCTTAGATAAAACTTTTTTATCCAAATTATTTAAAGAATCGTCTTCTAATAATACATCTAATGCGTTGTAAAGTTCATTTTCATTGATTTGTTGTTCACCTAATTTTTCATCTAATGATTTAGCAAATTCCATTAAATTAGATGATTTGCTTTTTAAAAATCTAGTTAATTCCTCAACATACAAATTAGCAATTTCTTGGTCATCAAAGTATTTGTCTTCCATTTCTTCATAGAACAAATATAAATCTTTGAAATCTTTATTTTCCTTAACTAATTTTAATATGTTTTTCATTTCAGCCTTGTTATCGGTTGAATATGTTTCAGCCAACTTCTTTAATAATTTGGATTTTATTACTCCTATTTTTGCCATTTTTAATCGTTTAAAATATCGTTCAATTTATTTTCTATTTCATAAATATTCTGTTGCGCTTTATCCATATCAAATAAATCCTTTATGTCTAAAGTATCGTCACCTAACATTCCTAATATCTTTGATTTTTTAGTACTATTTTTCTTAGATGGTGTATAACTTTCGCTTAATGGTGCTTCTCCCGCTCCACCACTTGGTGCTGGTACACCGCCACCTAATCCACCTTCTTCACCGCCCGCTAACGCACCTGTTGCTTCAAGCTTTTCTCTTTCTTCTTCAGGAATACCGTATTTAGCATCAACATCATCAAATAAACCTGAACGTCTAATAATTTTAGATGTATTATTTAATTCAGCACCAATAGCTCTTTCAAGTCTTTGTTGTTGTAAATCCAATAAAACATCAGCATCACTAAATCCAAGAATATTTTTCTTAGCCCATGTATGTGAAACTGGTAATATACCAACTTGTGATTGGTCAGATGTAGCATCTTTGTATAACGTAACCTTTTCTTTCCACGATTCAATTTTTAATAAATCAGATTGTGTTGATGGATTAGTTAAAGATAAATTAAAATTGTTTAAATCATCTTCCATACCTAAAAGGTATAAATGGATTAAAGCAATTTTATTTAATTCTTGTATTAAAGATTTTTGAATTTTATTAATTGTTCTAGCAAAACGAATATCCATTAATGCTAAATTCTTACCATCACCAACAACTTCCTCAAAACCTAAGAAAGCTTTTGGAATACGTAAAGCCGCTAATAATTTCTTTTGTATGTATTCAATATCCGCAATTTCACCTAAGTTTTGTGCACCTGGTAAAGTATCGATTGGATTTGCTGCAGATGCATCACGAACAGGAATGAAATAATCTTGGTCAACAGCCATTTGATTAAATCTCATATCCACTTGACCATTACGTGGATCTGGTACTGCTTGTCTTTTAAATTTATTTGCAACACGTTGTACATATGGTTCAATATCTTTATCATCCATATTACCAACGAACACTTTGAATACACGTCTTTCAGGTGCTCTTGTTGTTCTATAAATCAACATAGCATCTTCAGCTAAAAGTAATTGTTTCCAAATACGTCTAACCTTATCCAACATTGATGTACCATAAGGAAGTTTTCTATCGTCACCTAAAATTCTAAAATGCGCCATTTCCCATGCTTGGAATTCCATATCTTTGTTTTTCCATTGGAAACGTAATTCACGACTTGGGACTTTTGGGTCTATTTGTGTTGGTGTTTTTGATGCCGCACCTTCAATTCTTTCTATTTCAATATTTGGCAATTGTTGACAACCAACAATACCTTTTTCTGGATCAACTTTAAGATATACAAAGTTATCACCGTATTTTGACATACCACGAGCCCACATTTGTAGGTTTGTATTAATATCCAATTTGTTTTGGAATAAATCTTCTAATTCTTCTTTAATTCTATCTGATTCTGAAAATATAGTTAAAATTTCACCCTTTTCAGACATTGTTGTTGATTCTTCAGAATATATATCCAATGCTGCTGAAATCTCAGGTGTAAATTCCATTGATTCATAATCGTAATATGCAGCTAATCTATTTGGTTCATAATAAACCGATTGGTTGTATAAAGATTGATCAAGTTTTGTCCACTTATCAGCAATGTATGAAGATTGTTGAGCTTGCAATAATGCTTGTTCAAATTCCTCTCTACTATCTGTTTTTAATAATTCATCCTTACTGAAATTAAACGAAGTGGTTTCTTCTTTTCTAGCTTGGTTTGGATAACCAAACATTTGTGTTAATCTCTGAAAGACGGTTAGATTTTGATCTGCCATGTATATAAATAGTTTTCTTTATAATATAACTCAATTTTTTTGTAAAATGTATACTATCTCCTTCCTGAGCCAAATAACCACGAATATTCTTGGTAAGCTTCTTTAGGTATAGCTGTTGGGTTATCTTTATGAAAAATTTGACTAGGATTATCAATTGACATTGAACCAATTGCATCTAAAGTTGAACCATATGAATAAAATGTTTGTTTTGCATCATATGTTCTTTCAGAAGAAACCCATGATTCAATCATAGCTTTATTTTGATTACTATTTCTTTCTAATTGGTTAAAAGATATATCACCCGCATATAACGCCATAGATAAACTCATAATTGAATCATCATGTGCACCTTTCATGTGGTCAGGTCTACCATTGATATAAACAAATGTATTAAGTTCATTCAATAATCTTGTCGATCTAATAGCAAAACCTTTTCTAACCTGTTCTTCAAACGCTGCAACAATTTGAGTACGTTTATTGTTAAAGTTAAGTCCTGGTATTTTTTCCATGGCTTTACTATTGTATTCCCAAATGTTTTTAACGTTTATACCATCAATAAACAAATTTCTATAGTTCATTTCTTGCAACTTTCTAGATGTTGCAATACCCATACCACCTGTAATATCTATAACAATAAATGCATCGTATAATACACCCCATTTATAAGCAATCGTTGCTAAATCATCAGGAGGTATTTTTCCAATATATTCAACAACTTGTTCTCTATCATCAAAATCAACAATATTAATTGATGAAAAATCTTCACTATCACCTCTACTAACATCAACACCCATAATATAACGATGTCCTTGTACCGGTTCTTTCCATTGCCAAAAAGTACCTTGCATATACTTTTCTTTTGGTTCTCTAACCATATTCTTAGCAATCTCTTGTTGTATATCACCAGGAATAACACCATCACCTGAACCTAAAAAGTCACACTCCAACTCCTGAGAAATTTTACGTCTATCGTATTTGAATTTTTTAGACATTGATTCAAACCAAGATGAATATGGTTTATAACCTTGTTCTTCTAATTCTTTATACTTTGACATATCAAAATCATAAAGAACACATTCATTATCATCGTATTGTTCTCTATTCAACATGTAATGGCATATATCGTTACACTTTACCCATCTTAAATCTTTTGTATAACGAGGATCTTTAAACCATCTTAAATCCGTAATATGAAAATCGTTTATACCCCTAATTGCTTGATCATAAACACCATAATAAATTGGGTCATATCCGTTTGGTGTTGAAATCAATATAATCTTACCACCTGTTGACAATGACGCCATAGAAGCAGCCCAAAAGTCCTCTCCTGCCTCAATATAGGCGGCCTCATCAAATACAAGTACAGTAGGCGTGAAACCACGTAATGCATCCGCTGATGTTGCAACGGCTTTAACTTCAGAACCATTATTTAATCTAAATCTACTTTCCGAGTTTTTATCAGGTGAAAATCCAACATTTAACCAATCTGGCCATTGTTCCAAAAAATGTCTAACCTTATTCGCCATTTCAATAGCAGTATCACGCTTGTTTGCGATGATCAATACTCTCTCAGGATTCTCAGGTTTAGCTAGTTGTAGCTTCTTAGAAAGCCATGCAGCGGTAACAGTTGTTACACCCGCTTGACGATATTTTTTAGTGATATTTTCGTTATAATCTTCATAATCCTGTATCAATTGTAATTGGTCAGGAAATAAATCCATAGGAACATATTTCTTTTGTGTGTTGTCATACGTTTGCAAATATGTTCTTAATGCGTATGGAGTATCTTTTATAATTCTTGCATACTCTTTTAACTGTTCTATTCTAGAATTCATATATATAAATACAAAAAAAGGAGGTTAAAAAAACCTCCTTAATTATTATCTTCTTGATGGTACTAATTCGCCACCATCATCTTCATCATCTTCATCGTCACCACGAGGTAATTCTATACCCATGTCACCCAACATATTTGCTAAATCATCATCTTCAGTTTCATCAGATATATCTTCTAATTCTTGATTAAATTGACTCATAACTGCTTCGTAATCTTGTTGATTCATAGCAGCTTCAATACCATTGATTACTTGTCTCATTAAACCTTTACCTCTATCAGAACCTGATATAACTTCTCTCATAAACACTAAAAATTCTTTTGCTGGTAATGAGAAAATTTCTGTTAAGATGAATTTTTGTAATCCAATCTTATCTTCATCAGTTAAATATTCTTCAGGGTGTGCTTCACGATATCTATCCCAAATTGCTGGACCTAATCTTAAATCCCACATTTCTTTTTCAAGGATATCTTCTTCTTCAGCAGCTCTCTTATACATTTCACGGTCTTCTTCGCTATTTGGATCACCTTGTCCATGTGCACCAATTACTTCTAACACACCTTTAACAATTTCATGAACTAGTACTGGGAAGTTAACGCCAATTGCAACTATTTTAATTTTATCGTGCCCACCTTCTTCATCACCTTCATCACCTTCTTCTTCATCATCGCCACCATCCATTTCAGGGCCTTCTTGACCTTGCTGTGGGAATGTTACTTGAACTTTACCCGCAACACTATCAGACATTCCAGCAACAATATCATTACTTAATTGCCAATAGTTTGCATCATTTACACCCATCATAACACCATAAAGATTTATGATATTATCGCTACCAGTTATTCTTCTGATTTCGTCAGAAACTAAATGGTACATATCGTGACCTCTTTTAGCTCCACCTTGAATAAGTGCATTTATTAATCTTCTTTTAGCTTTTTCTAAATTTAATCTTTCTAAATCAATTAAAAGAGGATCATTTTGAGGTGCTTGTTGTTGACCTTGTTGTGGTTGTTCCTCTTCAGGTTCATCCACATTTACCTCATCTTGGTTTTCTTCAGGACCTTGTTGTCTTTGGAAACCAGCTTGGCTAATATCACTTTCATGAACAATTTTAGCTGTAATATCTAGTTGTTCCGGATCAATTTGATATTCATCCAAAACCACTTTAATTGCTAATTGTTCTAATTCTTCTTTATGTGCATTTTCAATACGTTGTATTTCAAAGTGTGCTTGCATCATTTGTTGTAACAAACCACGATGACTTGCTTGTATTGTTCCTTGATAACCTGTAATTCTTTTTAATTTTTCAATTACTTGTTTGTAACGTTCAGACGCTAACTTTTCTTGGAAGTTTTGGTTTGGGTTACCTGTATTAGGTAATGGCACCTTTTTTAAAGGTGTATCACCTGTAGCTAATTTTTGTTGTACTGATTGATGTGGTCTATCATCAGTACTGAAATCCATTGGCATTTCATTCAAATTTTCGTGTAATAAATGTAGTAGTGTCTGTTTGGTAAATTTCATTTCTTAATAAAATTACTTTGTCAATCCTGCTTTTGGCTTTGGATTAACTCTTGGTACTGGCTCAAATGGTTGTTTTGGGCCTGGTTTTGTGCCTGGTTTAGTACCTGGTTTAGTAGTTGGCTTGGTTGGTGCCGTAGCTGGTCCCGCATCTTTAATTGCGTCATAGCTCATAAATTCAGGTATACCATTGTGTCCTTTTTTAACTTTTGGACCCACTGCAACTGCTGAATTTTCAGTTAATTTTGTGTTGATTAATTCCATGATTTCTCCTTTTGATGTAAAATTATGGTATAATTCTCTTTCTGCCAAATTATTTACCCATTTTTTTACCTCATTAAGTTTTGTAGAATCTATTGAAGCAATACTCATGTCCTTATTGCTTACTTTTTTATAAAGATCATGTGCAGTTTTAACATATGGATTTTTAGCGTGTTTTTTTGCTAACTCATTGATGTCCTTTGATTCTAAATCACTTTCACTAACACCAGCTTCTCTTAATTCAAAATGTAAATTACGCTTAGCATATAATTCTGAATCAGACTCATGTAAACTTTTTAAAGTTTTTGCTAATCTAGCTTCTTTACCAATTTTACCACCTTTTTTTGCTGCAGCATTTAATTTAGACATAGGTATTTTTTTATCTTGTGGAACACCTAAATCTTTATGTAATTTACCTTTATGTTTTGGATTAATAGCTTTTTGTATCCATTTCTTATCACCTTCTTTAACATCCTTTTTAGCACCTTTTAATATTTTGAAATCTTGTGCATCAATTTTACCGTTATGGTTTGCATCGATTTTCTTTTGGTTACCTACCAATTTTTCTTCCAAATGCTTTTCATCACAAGTGCATTTAGACATTGGTTTATCACAATGATCACACATTTTAGTATCTTTTTCATACAAACTAAATGGTTGTTTTTTCAATTTAGCTTGTTGGATAGCTTGTGTATCTGTTTTAGATATATTAATCGTAGCTGCAGTAGATTCTTGATCATCTTGTTCACTAACCATTCTTTTATGTAAATCAATAATTTGCTTGTCACTGAAATTAGCTAACGTTTTTTCAGTCATACCTTCTTTAATCAAATTTTGAATTAATTGAGCCCTTTTCATATATTATCTTGTTTAATTTCTTCTTTAATAAGGACAAAGCCTTTTGTTTTTAATTTTTTGGAAACACTTTCCACAGATTCACCAAATTTAAATGATAATCTATCATAATTTTGAAAATCATAGACCTCCCAAGCTAATGATATTACACCATCCACAGCATCAATAACTCCGAAATAATCGGAGTTTTGAATAAGTTCTAATTGTAAATCGGTATCTTTTAATAACCCCACTAAATCAATGTATTCTATTCTTGGGGCTTTTGAAAATGAGGTAACTGTTGCAGGAACTACAAACCACTCATCCATGTCAATTTCAGTGGATTCACTAAAGATGAATTCATACTGTTTTTGGCCTTTATAATCGGCGCCAATTTCATTGACATATATAAGATGCATTTGTTTATTTAAAGTATTTGCTTAATGTCTCACCAATAGCGTTCTTTATTTCTTCCAAATCAATTTCTTTAATTTCATCTTCTTCAGATTTTTCCTCACCCATATCACCATGGTCACCGTCTAAAGATTCTGTTTGATCCATGTAATTTGTTAAGCTAACATCTTCATCTTGTTGTGAAGGTGCACCAGTTTCAACAAAATACTCTAAAGCATCCATACCTTCACCTAATTCGCTATTTCCTTGTTCAGGTGCTGGCTCTTCAGCAGGTGTTTCTTCAGGTGCAGGTTCGCCTGTTGGCTCTTCTTCACCACCTTGCTCTTCATCTCTTTCAAATTTCTTACCAATATCTTCAATATCTTCATCAGATAATTTGTCTAAATCTACAGCAGATATAATCATGTTTAACACATATTTGATATCATCGCTTTCCAATTTTTGGTGTTGATCTCTTAATTCTTGACCTAATTTACCAGCAAATTTTTGGATTTCTTCCATATAATCAGAACGCTTAGATTCAGCGCTTTCGTCATCACCACTCATATCTGATTTTGGTTCTTCACCACCCATATCAGGAATCGGTGCTTCACCAGCATCAGGTGTTGGTTCTGTTGCAGCTGTTGGTTCAGCAGCAGGCGCAGGAGCAGGTGCAGCATCCATAGTAGGTTCTGCTGCAGGAGCTTCATTTTCAGCCGGCTTGTTTTGCTTTAAAACATATTTTGTTGCTTCATTTAATTCTTCTTGACCTTTAATTAAATCAAGTCTTTTAAATGCTTCAGCATAGGATGAAAATCTATTTTTATTTTTCATAAAAACGCCACCGATATAATCAAGTGAAGATTCATTTAAACCTCTTTTAACGTAGTAACCGTCTTTTTCTTTAACGATACCATACACACCGCCTGTTTTAGATTCTTTTACTAATTCAGCTTTGCTAGTTGAAGTTTTCTTATTGTTGTTGTAGTAAGCTAATTCAAGAATTCTTTGCAATTTTGCATCGCCTTGTAACTTTTCACTACCAAGTGGGTTTAAATCTGCCATTTTTTTATAATTAAGTTTAATTATTCTTATCCTATAAATACATAGATATATAGAAAAATATAGGGTTTCTTATTGTGGTAAGGATAATTTTTTATCCATCATCTTAGTTTTAAGGTTCAATAGTTTTTCAATTGTACCATTTCTTCGTAATAATTTGAATACTAAATTTTCATATGAATATTCACCACCTTTATCAAGACCAGATTGTCTAAAATCTTTTATCTTTTTACGTAGCTCATCAGCATCTTTAGATACGTCAGTACCATTTGATGATTTACTTATTAAACCATTAATTTTATCTTGATAAACTTTTGCTTTTTGAAGAATTAAACGATCATCAATTTTTGGTTTATTAATTTTAGGTTTAACCAACCATTTGTTATGTAAAATAGAATAAACACCTGAAGATACATGCTCTTCATTTATATCCTGCACATATACCTCAACATCATAACCTTTAATAACAATATGGTGTTTTTCGTTCCAATTGTTCTTTTTTGCATCAAAAAATTCCTTAATAATGTCGCTATTATATTTGGATTCTTTAAAATCTATAACCACATGCAAATCAACATCTGAAAAATCGGACCAAGAATAATTGGCTAATGAACCTGTTAAAACAATATCGTGTATAAAAAATTTAACACCAAAGGTTTCTATAAATTCGTCAGCTATTTCAATTAGCTTCTTACGAATATCATCACGTAGAGTGTATGATTTACCTTTTAATTCAAATATTTGAGGAGATAATGTATCCTTTGTTTCAAAGGATTTAACAATAGATTTGTTATCTTCCTGGCCGTCCTCTAATAATTCCTCAAATAAACTCATTTTATTTTAGTGTATTTATGTTTCTTCGCAATATTTTCGTTGAAGAATTTACCTTGTGATTCAGCCATTCTAAATTTAGTAAAGGTTGTCCAAGGTACTTTATTGTATTCATAAATACCACCAGTATTAAATGTTACCTTAAGATCTTCTGATTTGGTATTATAAGCAGCAGCTTTAATATTGGACGATTGTATTTCCACCAATATATTTTCACCTTCTATTTTTTCTGATAAAATTGACATAATTAAATTATATACAATAAATATCAAAAAATAAACCCCGATTTCTCGGGGCTTACTTATTACTTCACTTTTCTATAATTGTAATTAGGAACAATGTGTGTGTTTAAATAAACACCTTGCGATTTAGCAAGTTTGAATTTGGTGAAGTCTAATACTGGTACCTTATAATAAGCATAAGATTTTCCAGAATTGAACGTAACAGTTAACTTCTCAGTTAACATGTCATAGGACGCGGATTTTAAACTAGTTGAATTGATATTCAAATCAATAATTCTACCGCTGATTTTTTCTTTTTTGATACTCATAAAAAAATTATTTGATTTAATAAAATCTACAAAAAAAAATCCATAAAAAAAAATTTAGGGTAAAAAAAATTAAAAAGCCCCAAAAAGGGGCCTTTATTAGTTAAGTGAAATCATACGCTCTAGCGATTTCTTCTTATCTATTGGGAGTGTTAAGGTTAAAACCCCGTTCTCAACCTTACCTTCAATATCCTTTTCTTTAACATCATCCGGGATATTGTAAGATTTAACAAAACTACCGACAAAGCTATGTGAATTATCCGCTTCGTCCTTTTCATAAGAAATCTTTAATACACCTTCCTTAGTGGATATTTTAAGGTCGTCCTTAGTTAATCCAGGTACGCTTATTGAGACAACATATTCCGTTTCAGTTCTACGAATATTTGTTTCAGGTGTTTTTATGAAACGTGATGTTTCAAACGTGCTTTCAAAACCATGAAAGAATGGGTCTTTAAATAATGTAATCATAATATATTGTTTTTTCACCATATACAACAACATCTTTGCCATACCAATTACTTGGACAGTATGACATAATTTTTTAATATGAAAAGTCATTTTGACATTTTTTGTTTTTTTTAAATTATTGTTCTATATTTGTACTAACTAAAAATTATTAAACACATGTCAGTAGATTTTTTTGAAGATGGCCCGTCATCGGCGCCAAAGAAAACTAAGAAAGGCTCAAGCACACCTATCTTAGATAACTTCTCTCGTGACTTAATTAAGTTAGCTGAAGAAGGTAAAATAGATCCTATTGTTGGAAGAGACAAAGAGGTAAAACGTATTGCGCAAATTTTATCACGTAAAAAGAAGAACAACGCAGTTATTGTTGGTGAAGCTGGTGTAGGTAAATCTGCATTAGTTGAAAAGCTTGCTTTATTAATTCAAAAAGGCGAATGCCCATCAAATCTTTTGGATAAAAGAATCATGTCCTTAGATTTAACATCGCTTGTTGCAGGTACAAAATATCGTGGTCAATTTGAAGAACGTATCAAAGCAATATTAAATGAATTGATAAACGAACCTAATGTTATTGTATTCATAGATGAATTACATACAATGGTTGGTGCGGGTAATGCTAGTGGTGCTATGGATGCAGCTAATATATTAAAGCCTGCATTAGCTCGCGGTGAAATACAAGTAATTGGTGCAACAACATTTGATGAATATAAAAAATCAATTGAAAAAGATGCTGCTTTGGTTAGACGCTTCCAAAAAATTATTTTGAATGAACCAACCGCAGCAGAAACAGTTATTATTTTAAAGAATTTACAATCATCTTATGAATCGTTTCATAAGGTTGCGTATGAAGAAAATGTAATTGAAACAATAGTAAAATTATCTAATCGTTACATCACCGATCGTCAGTTTCCGGATAAAGCAATTGATGTTTTAGATGAATTAGGTTCTGAAAAGAAAGTCTCTAGTCGCATTCCTGAATCAATTGAAAATTTGAAAAAGGAAGCTGATGAAATTAAAGAAAGAAAGCTAGAAGTTGTTAAGAAGCAAATTTATGAACAAGCAGCTAAGCTTCGCGACGAAGAAAGAAAAATTCTTGAAAAGCTTGAAAAGGAAAAACAGAAATGGGCTGATTCATTAAAGGATAATAAAACACCTGTGTCAATTGATGATGTGTATGAAATCATTTCTAATATGACCGGTGTACCAATCACTAAATTAGATGAAAAGGAAAGTGAAAAGCTTTTAAAAATGGAGGAAACACTTTCAGCTAAAGTAATTGGTCAAGATGAAGCCATTTCATCTATATCAAAAGCAATTAGAAGAAACCGTGTTGGTATTAAAGATGCTAATAAACCAATTGGTTCATTTATTTTCTTAGGATCAACTGGCGTTGGTAAAACTTTTTTAGCAAAATCACTTGCTGAAAATTTATTTGGTGATCCTGATAAAATCATTCGTGTTGATATGAGTGAATTTATGGAAAAACATAATGTTTCTAAATTAATTGGTTCACCTCCAGGCTACGTTGGTTTTGATGAAGGTGGACAATTGACAGAAAAAATTAAGAACAATCCATTTTCAGTTGTTTTATTTGATGAAATTGAAAAGGCACATAAAGATGTTTTCAATATTTTATTACAAATTTTGGATGAAGGCCATTTAACTGATTCATTTGGACGTAAAATAAATTTTACTAATACGATTGTTATTATGACATCAAATGTTGGTGCTAAGCGTGTATCTGATTTTGGCGGTGGTGTTGGATTTGCTACTGCAGGTAATGAAGAACAAAAATATGAAGTTAGAAAGACCATGATTCAAAAAGCGTTAAAGCAACAATTCAATCCTGAATTTTTAAATCGTATTGATGATATTATTTTATTTAATTCGTTATCGCCTGAAACATTAAAGAAAATCATTAACATCGAAATTGGTAAGTTATCAAATAGATTAACTGAAAAAGGTTATATTATTAAATTTGATGATACGTTAATAAATCGCGTGTTTGAATTAAATCAACAAGAAGAATATGGTGCTAGACCATTAAAACGTATCATACAAAATTTACTTGAAGATTTTTTAAGTGACGAAATTTTAAGAGGTAATATAAAGGAAGGTGAAAAAATTACAATCAAGTATAAAGACGATGAATTAAAAATTTTAAAAAAATAATTTAAATATTTAAGTTTTTAGTAAAATCATATATATTTATATTCTTGTAGGTTCTCTTTGTCGATTACCTTTTCGTTTTTTTCAAAAGTAAGTGGGGTTGAACCCACCGAAAGACCTTAAACCCCGACATCTCGTTGGGGTTTTTTTATTGTTAAATTTTTTTTTGTGATTAAATTTTCGTATATTTAAGAGTATGAAAAAAATTACATTATTATTTGCTATCTTCGCAACAGTTGCGTTAGTGGCATGTGGAACAGGATCAACCACAAATCAAAAAACTGATTCAACATCTGTAGCAACAGATACAACAGCAAAACCAGCGGATTCTACTGCAGCAGCAGTTGATTCAGTAGCAGGTGGCGCAAAAACAGAAACAACTGTTAAGTAATTCATAGGCCGGTTTATCCGGCCTTAATTATCATTTTATGGAAGGAAAAGAATTTATTGGCGATTTAATTTTATTAAGAGGTTTACCAGGTAGTGGAAAATCCACATTAGGAAATGTAATATTAACATCTATTTCTACAGATAGTCCTGCAGTTATATCTGCCGATGATTATTTCATCAATGAAAATGGTGAATATATTTTTGATGGTAGTAAACTAAAAGAAGCACATAACCAATCATTAGAAAAATGTGCTGACAGAATGCGCTTAGGTATTAAAAAAATTGTTGTAGCAAATACATTTACACAAGATTGGGAAATGGAAAGATATTACGAAGCCGCAAACCGTTATAATTATAGAGTGCATTCGGTTATTGTTGAAAACAAACATAATGGTAAAAATATTCATGGTGTTCCAAATGATAAAATAACACAAATGAAAGATCGTTTTGAAATCAAATTATAAATGAGCCAATTTATTGTATCTTATTATAATTCAACAAATTCCCCACCAAAAAAATTAATTAAAAATTGTGTTAACCACATTAGAAAAATATTACAACGATGGTTTGTTACATAAACAAACACACCCAACTCTTGATTTAACTATTTGGAATTATAGCCCAAAAGTTCAATACGAAAGATTGTGGGATGACATCACTATACAATGTCGTGGATTAGTTACTAATTCAAAAGGTGATATTGTTGCGAGACCATTTAAAAAATTCTTTAATTATGAAGAACATAAACCAGAAGATATTCCAAATGAAGATTATGTTGTCTATGAAAAAATGGACGGTTCATTAGGTATACTTTTTAATTATGAAAATGAATGGATATTAGCAACTCGTGGATCC